GGTTTATTCTCAACAATATGGCACCTGGGCGACCATGAACTAAAGGAGCAGGACGGTGGATCAGAACATCATTAACTGGGCTGTCGCTGCTTTGGGTGGCTTATTTGGTTTCGTCTTGAAATCATTATGGGACGCAGTAAAAGACTTGCAGTTTGCTGACCGACGCATTACTGACAAACTGGCTTCGATTGAGGTTCTAATTGTAGGAGACTACATCAAGAAGGAAGAGTTCAACACTATCAGCAACATTATCTTCATCAAACTAGATAAGATCATGGATAAGCTGGAAGCGAAGGCGGACAAATGATTAACTCCCGCGATGTGTACGAGCTTTTGCCAAGGGTGCAGGCCAAGTGCATCGCGTTCCAAGCGAACTGTCGCCGTGAGGGTATCGACGTTCTTATCACCTCGACGTTTCGTGATAACGAGAGCCAGGCCAAGTTGTACGCCCAAGGCCGGACGATCCCCGGCAAGATCGTCACCAACGCCGCAGCAGGCATGAGCTTCCATAACTACAGGGTGGCGTTTGACTTCGTTCCGCTGGTCAACGGCAAGGCGATCTGGGATGACGATGCGCTGTGGGATAAGTGCGGAATTATCGGGCAACAAGTAGGGCTGGAGTGGGGCGGATCATGGAAGTTCCAAGACAAGCCACATATGCAGGATACGGACAATCTAACAATCGAGGACTATTATGGACTGGCTGGCAACACTTAAATCCCTAGCACCAACGGTAGCCAGCGCTATGTTTGGGCCTCTTGGCGGGGCTGCAATCGCGGCTGTTGGCGATCTTCTTGGGGTATCGAACGCCACCAAGGACAAGATCAGCGAGATTATTCAGGCAGGGCAGCTGACCCCGGAACAAGTCGGCAAGATCAAAGAGCTTGAGCTTGAGTACCAGAACAACGAGAAGGAGCGCGGCTTCCGCTACGCTGAACTATCCTTCAAAGACCGCGACAGCGCACGGCAGGCTAACGTAGCTGGCGGTACGCAGAAGATGTTGTTTTGGATGAGCATTGTGTTGCTTGCTGCCTCGCTTGGCTGCGAAATCCTTGTCCTGTTCAAGGGCTATCCTAAAGAGATTCCCGAGATCATCGTCGGCCGCGTCCTGGGGCTTATGGATGCGGTTGCAATGTTAGTTCTGTCCTACTGGTACGGCACGACTAATTCTTCTGCCCAGAAGTCGGAACTACTGGCGGCGAAGTAGAGTTCTTTTCTTTCAGTTTGGATTCGACATTCTTCCAGAACACGATGTGATCGTCTGAGAAGCATTCGACAGCTTCCTCATCTGTCAGACCTACCCAACGGCTCTTTAAGCCGTCACAAAACCCGGACATATAGGCACCCATATCGTCCGACAGAAATTTTCTTATCCAGCGTTCCAGTTCTAGTTCGCGATCAGTTATGTTTATGATGGTCATTTAGGTATCTCCTTTAGTGCCGCAATAGCAGCCATGCGTTTGTCGTAATCGAAGTCCGAGAGTGCGTCTAATGCCTGCCGCATAACAGCTTCTTGCCAGTCGATCTTTGAGCGTAAATGCTCGATGATTCCCGAGCCGTATTGGGTATCACGTAGCTTGGCTATTTCCGCAGCAACAAGCGCTCTTGTGAACGACCACGTATCGTCTGCTATGCAGTAGTGATCGGGTTCTGGTAGGACGTATAGGGTTGTCATTTCAGCGCCTCCATGTTCGCGTCCAGCGCCCTGTTGACTATCCCTGCAACATCGTCCACATAGACGCCACGGAGAACGTCGTTGATGCGGTCAAGAGCCGCAACAAGCAGCATGTTTGCTTTGAGCAGGGATTCAATCTTTTTCAACTGCATCGCAATCCCGAACTGCATCTCAGGCACGGTAAAAACCGGGCCGCTGTCGTATTGGCATCCTTTGACCTTTGTGTACCCACAGTCGCCTCCGCAGGATGGGCATTGTTTTGTCATTTCCTCGCTCCAAATAGTAGCTTTGTCCACCCGCTGGAGCAGGGCGAGTGGGCGCGGATTTTGTTAAGCGTTGTTTTCATGGTTGCTCCTTTGCGATTGCTGCGTCGATAGCAGCGTCAAGTACTTCTTCCATCATCAACTCACAGTTTTGTGTATCACCGTAAATAACATGGCTATCGTTATTGCACGTTCTCAGCCACCGATACCGTTCAGCATCCTTCGCCAGCGCGTCACGCTCGGCAGTCAGGCGCTCGATTGCGTCGGCTGCGTACAAGTGCACAAGCCTTCCTGATCCAAATCGCCCAAGCAGCTCCGTCAACGCCTCTGTGCCTGTAAATTCAATCCGTCCGTGTGTTTGAGAGTGCGTTGCTGTTGCTATAAACTCTTGCTTTGTTTTCATTTCAATAACCTCCAAATAGCCTCACCCTTGGGTGTCAGCGTATAACGATATGGTGCGCCCCTGCGGGACACAAAGCCTTTGTGTAGCATCCGATACAGAGTGTTCTTGGCTCCCGGTTGTATTGTCATAGCCTCGGGTACGGTCAGGGTTTGGGTAAACAGGACTTTGATAAGTCCAAATTCGTTTGGGGTAATCACAGCACCACCAAAATAAAAAGTACAAAAACTCCAATCCCAACTAGCGCAGTCCCAATGTATTGCGCTATCGCTTCCCAAGATTCGGGTTGATGTGGACAGTCTCGTCCTTGGTTGCAATCGCCATATTCGTTACAGCAGTTCACTTTATTTCTCCTCATGTAAAACTCATCAGCGGGTGTCATTCTGACCTCCAAAGATGCAGCATGGAATTACTCCACTCGTTTATCGCCAAGATGATGTAAGCGAAGATCAAGATCGGCAGCATGAAGATGCCGAAGATAGTTCCTAGAATTTTCATTTGCAGTTAGGGCAAGCGCCCCATCCTTTGTAGACAGTGCCGCACTTGGGGCAGCGTAAGGTGAGCGTCATACTTTCTTCGCCTTTCCCAATAGTTCGATGCGCTCGCGGGACACGCGCAGGGTGTTGTATCGCTGGTGCAGACGCTCCAGGATAGATATGCGGCACTCTCCGATCATCTCGGCCTCCAGCAGCGCCAGTACCTCTGGCTCCGCGAGTCGATACAGTCGTTGATTAAGACTTCTCCAGCTTTCCATTTAGTTCTCCAATCGTCTTGAGGATTTTTTCGTAGGCTCGGTCGGCGGCGTTCTTGGCTCGTTCGCGTATCACTAACTCGCGCTTGGCCGCTTTGATCTTCATCAATAGATGTTCATGTCTGGTCATTTAAGTGCTTCCTTTGCTATGTCTGAGATTGCGCGTTTGTCATGGAGCGCCTGCCATATCTTTTCGTCAACGGTTTTGTTCGTCAGCATGATGTAGACCCACACGTCATGCTTCTGGCCGCTGCGCTGTAGCCGCCCGACGGCCTGTTCGTACAGTTCCAATGACCACGGCAGCGACAGGAACACGCACTTATTGCCGCCATGTTGCAGGTTCAGCCCATGACCGGCGCTCTTGGGGTGCGCCAGTAGCAGTTCGATAGCGCCCTGGTTCCAGCGCTCGACAGCGTTGGGGCTGTCCAGCGTCTGGGCGTGAGGGTAGCGGCGCAGTAGCTCGGCCTGCTCCTCTTTGAATGTATAGAACACAATTGTTGGTGCCCGCTGGTTCTCTTGCAGCAACTCGTCCAGCCGGTCGAATTTGGTCGTGTCGAACCAGATCGGCGTGGCTGTGGTGCGGCCCGGGCCTGACAGATCGACAGTAGTGTTGTAGACGAACCCGCTGCTCATCTGTTGCAGCTTGCCGGTCACCACAGCCGCGTTGGTGGCGATGGCCTGCGCCGTGGGGAACTGGACAACGAAGTCCTTTTTCATCTGGTTGTACTGCGTCAAGTCCATGTCGCAGCGCACCTCGACGATATGCGTCTCGGTCTTGCTGCTCTGGCCTTCGAGCAGGAACGTCGCGGGCTTGATTCGCTGCATCACCTTGTCCAGGCTACCCTTGCGCGGTTCCCACTCGCCGTACTCCTTATTGATGAGTACGAAATACTCCTGCAAGAACGCGCCCTTGGCTCGGCCCAGCAGCGACTGATCGACCACCTTGCATTGGCCGAACACATCCTCCAGGCCGTTGCTGGTAAAGCTGCCAGTCAGCCCCACACGGACGCTCACGCCATCGAGGAACTTGAGCAGGTTCTTGAACCTGACGCCCGAGGGATTCTTCA